TGATGTAACCGTACCTACAAAAGTTGTATCTAACCCGCTAGTAATCGTAATGGCATCTGAGCCACCTACTTGTATCGCTGCCGAGCCATCGGCATTAGCTTTCAACCCTGCGCTCATGTCATTACTCCCAAAGAATGTTGATAGTGCCAGCGTCGAAGGTGTCTGTGCCGTTGACGGTAGTGATGCGAACGCGGTCTAATACGCCGCCCAGAGTAATATCGCCGCCGCCATATCCGACATTGGCAGTGGTAAGTTTTATAGAATTAGACGAAACCCATATATTACTTCCCAAAGTATTAATTACCATATTTCCTGACATAGTATTAGCCGCGCCTTGGCTATACATTAAAAATCCAGCCGTAGAGTTTGTTCCTCCTGTAGTGTTAGAAAAACTAATAACTCCACTAGAAGAAATATATCCAGTAGTAGTTACGCTTCCGCTACCAATTTGAACAAGAAAACTAGACGTGCCGCTTAAACTAACACCTTGAAACATTACCGTAATGCGTTTGGCAGTTGATGGTATTCCGGTAAAAGTTATTGATGTACCAGATGTAGAAGCTACAGCAGTCCCGCTAACCAAAGGATACACAGCGCCGGTTACGGTTGTGACAGTACCTGCAAACGTAGCATTTTGTGACGCATCTAACGTCAGCGCAGTCGTACCAGAACCTGTGCCAGTTTTAAGCTCAAGTATGCCAGTGTTATCAGCCGTTAGAGCTAACCCGTCTGTTGCATTACCTGCTTTAATAATAGTTGCCATAATTAACCTTTAAATAACTGTCCAGTTTGATCCACTAGGTACAGTAACTGTAATCCCGTCATTAATCGTAATAGGGCCAGCAGTCATTGCATTTTTGTTAGTGGTAATCGTGTAATTATCTGTTACCGTTATGTCGTTCTCATAAAATACTTGATTAACTCCACCACCAGTAGCACCACCATCTATTGCACTCCAAGACGATGCGCCATAACCCTCAAACCTCGATATAGTAGAGTTATAACGTATCTGACCTGTACTAACAGATGGTCTTTGAGCAGTAGTTCCTACAGGCATTTTAACAGCACCAGTGCTACTTAAAGCTAGTGTAGTAGGCACAGTAACAGTAGCTGCATTGATCGTGAATGACGATGTAGAAGTGCTACCTATAACTGTTGCACCGTTAGCTGTAAATGTGCCAGTAGCAGTTAGCGCACCACCTACAGTAAATGAGTCACCACTAGCGCCAGTTTGTTGATCTTTAAGATCAGCCATTAACTGACGTATAGCGTTATTAATACCTGATGGGGCACAACCTTCTGCAATGTTAATACTATTAATATCAGTATTATCTGCTGCTGTTGCGCTAAATTCACTAATCTTTGTCTTTGCCATTATTGTCCACCATATAATTTAGAAGCATCTTCCTCAGTTGGAGAAGATAGTAAACCTCGCATAGCCGTAGCAGCAGGCGCACCAGGCATAGCTGTCTGTGGCCTAAAAGCATTACCTTGGCGCATTAAGTTAGCCAAGTCCTCAACAGAACCTTTACGCATCTGCGTAGCACCATAACGAGAAGCTAATGCACCAGCAGCTACTGGTATTCCTAAATAGGGATTTATTACACTAGCGCCACCAGTAAACATAGCACTGACAGGGCCAGTAGGAGCAAATCTGCCATAGAACTTCAGTAGATTTTGTGTGGTACTACCCTTAGCTGCCGCCTTAATTGCTTCTTGCTCAGATGCAGTAAACAACCTCATCTTATTTTTATTTTTAGCTAATTGACGTAACTGTTGAGCTAATGAGTTTTCAGCGCCAGACTGAGTAAACTTACTTACATCTAGCTTTGCTCGTTCTAACATCTCATCAAAAACATCGCCCTTCATCATTCTGGAATATTCTGTTCTAGCTGTTTTCCAAGCATTAATACCTTCTTTAGTATTAGCGCCAATAATGTCAGCAGCAGGTGCATTAGAAACATAATTATCAAACTGATCTTTTAGTATTCCAGCTAATCTGCGCTCAGATGGATCTGCACTAGCTTGAGCATTAGCAATCATCTTCCTCAATGCCTGTAATTCAGTAAAGTCTTTAGGCTGAGTAGTTGACGTAAGTTCTTTAAATGCTGATTCAATCTTTGGATAACCTGTGGGTGTGTAACCTTCTTTACGAAGATCAACAGCAACAGCAGCCATATTTGCATTAAACTTTGTAGGATCAAAAGCAATACCAGACTTTTCTGCTTGAGCAAATGCAGCAGATGATCGAGCAGCTATTTCATCACGTGGAGATACTTTAGGAGTCTTAACACCCATACCAAATGGTGCTGCTGTTCCCATACCAGCCAACATACCAGCTATAGGACTACCAGTAGCCTCTGCGACTGATTGAGCTGCCACACCTGAAGGCACAGCAGCAGCTAATTGCCTGCCTGGTGCCTGTGCCATTGATGCAGAGATTCCACGACCTAACTCACTTGAAGCAGATTGACCTAATCGAGCTAATCCTGGTAGTTGACTAGCAGTACCAGATAACGCGCTACTACCAGCTACTAAAGCACGTTCAGGCATTGTTTCAGGTACTGGCAATCCAGCACTAGTCATCAAATTTTCCACACCTGCTTGTGGTGAAGGTATCTGATAATCTTTAGGTAAAGCTAAGTTAATACCTTGAGTAGCTAATTCAGCTAATGGCAGTGTCAATGCGCCAGCTAATGCACCAGGTGGGCCACCAACTAAAAATCCAGCACCAGCACCAGTAGCAACAGGAGCCATACCACGCAGCATTAAACCAGCACCACGACCAAAATCTTGTAATCCAGTACGAGAAGCAGGTCTAGCAGGTGGAGCTTCACCAGCCATTACATCAGACATAGCAGCTAATTGTGCTAATCCAGCGTCAGATACTTTATCTATCTGACCTGCTGCCATATATTCTAAATCTTTAGTTGATAATTTAGAGAGATCCAAAGCCATTACTTACCTTCCTTTGCTGCTGCTTTTCGTTTAGCAATCTCTGCTTTTATTTCATCTGTATTTGGGATCAATTGTGCAGGTGCACCTTCAGAAACCATAGGTTCTAACGAATAAAAATCAGCTAACTCAGCAGTATCAGGTCGAGTCTTTAATCGCTGTAGATTCTTTTCATGAGCTTTAATCTTAAACTTAGATGTTTTTTCCATTGCATTAAGTAAAGATAAAACCTCTCCTTGTGTAAATGTTTGAAGATCACCAGCAGATGCACGTTTAATTAATGCACGCTCGTTCTCTGTAATTGCTCCTTGATTTTTCATTGCTTGAGCAGCAGACATTTCAAGACTAGCAAGCCCTTGCATTACAACAGCAGTATTTTTTAATTTTTCATCATCATTTGCACCAGTTACACCCAATGAAGTAGCTAACTGATTTATAACTCGTGGTACTGCACTTAATGGGCCAGAATAAACACCAGCCCTAATTATTGGCCTAATACTTTGAATAGTTCCTAGTGTTGATTGTGCACCTTGAGCCGCTGTAAATGTACCTTCTACTGATTCAGCTACACCTTTACCAAAGGATGTAGCAAAAGATTTATCACCAACATTAACAGTAGTAGCTCCAGCTTTACGCTTTTTAATTTCAAGTTCATCTAACTTTGCTTGTAGTTTAGCAAGTTCAGGTGCAGTTAATGTATTAAGTGGCTTGTTAGGAAACATACTACCAGCCACACGAATAGCTTCATTTGTGTAATCTTTTTGTTTATTCTTTGTATCAAAATCAGCTTTTTGAATTTCTCTTAAGCTATTCTGAACATCTTTTATGTCCATCTGACCTGACTGTGCAAGATATTCTAAGTCATTTACTTGTGGCAGTAAGTCAGGATTAATGTTTCTCTTAATCGTATTAAAATCAAAATTAGCTGTGCTTTCCTGCGTTAACTGCTTATCAAGAGCAATAATCTGCTTATTATTACTTTCTATTGCATCTTGAGCTATTTTTGAAGGTACACCAGTTAATTCAATATTAGCTTTAAGCAGTCTATCTTTTTGAGCTTGTAATCTAGCAGTATTAGAAACAGTTGTAACTAATGGCAGCGATACTTGAGCTGCTGCTTGTTCTGTAACTGGAGCTGTTATTACACCTTCACCGCCAGTTAATGCTTCAGCTTGTTTAATTGGAGATATTTGTGCTGGCGCAGATACTGCTGAAACTGGCGCAGTAGGAACTTGACCATACGCTCGCTGAACAGCCATATTCTCATTAATATATTTCAATGTGCCATTAGGATCAGCACGTAAAGCAGCAACCAATGCAGGATTACTAGCAACCTCTGGCATTTTCATTACTTCTGCTACAGCATCACGTAAATATGCAGCTTGTTCAGCAGCTATTTTTCTTTGTGATATATCTTGTTGTTGTCCGAACTGCTGTAAACCTTGCTGATAAGCCTGCTGAGTAGCACCATAACCACCAGATAATGATCCTAGTATGTTTTGTAGCGCAGACCGTCTAGGGCCTTGTGAACTCATCCCTTGAGCCAATGATGCAGCGACACCTAGCAGACCTTGTAGGTTAGCTTGTTTTTCTAGTTTCTTTGTAGGATCAGCACCTAACAAACCTTCATAGCCTGTTGGCGCACCGATAATATTAGGTATGTAATCTGATAATGGCATAGTTAGCCTAACAGTGAAATAGGTTGCGGTTTGTACTGTTGAGGATTAAGCAAAGAAGCAAAGTTAACTGGAGCCATTGGCTGACCACGCTGTACTTGACCTTGTGGTGCTTGTGGCATTTGCTCTTGTTGCAATAATCCTTGAGCTGAGTTCATGCCTTGCAGCGCATACATAGGATTTTCTTTAAGAAAAGTACCAGCACCACTTAATTGCTGTGCAAATGTTGGAGCAGCCATAGTAGACGGAGTTAATCCAACACCAGCAAATGATGTAGGTGCAGCAACACCAAGTCCAGAAGCACCAGATGTCAATCCTAATCCAGATGTTGCTGCTGGGGCAGTTAATCCCAATCCAGTTCCAGTAGCAGTAGTTCCTGCTGCTGCCAAGCCAGTGCCACCAGCACCACTAGCCGCTAATCCAGTTCCACCTGCAAGACCACCAGCAGCGCCAGTTCCAGCAGCGCCAGCAGCACCAGCACCTAATGCAGTACCACCTGTAAAGCCTACAGTAGCGCCAAGCATTGCACCTTTTAATGGATCTTTAGGTTTTAAAGCAGCACCAGCAGCAGCTCCAACCATTGCTAAAGTTACTGGATCAGCCATTATTTGCCTCCTGATTGGGTAGTTTCTGTTTTCTGTCCACCAGGCACACTCGTAAACAAGTTAGCAAATTGCTGTAGCTTCTGCTGTGGTAACTGTTGCTCGTAGTTATAGCGGTTCATTGCATCTTGCAAAGCAGCCTTTTGATATTCTTCACCACCTTGACCAGCTTTAAGCAGTGCTTGAATATCTGTGTAATCAGCCTGAGCCAATGCAGGTGCACCAGCAATAGCAGCAGCCTGACGTTGTGCCTCAGCCTCAGATGATTGATAAGCAAGGTTAGAAAGTGAGCCACCAAGACCACGACCAAGACCAGCAGCTTGTTGCTCTGCTATCTGACCCATCGCATTAGAGCCATATCGACCAGCTTGTGATGCTTGGCTTTGTAATCCACGAGTAGCTTGTTGAGCAGCTTCTACGGTAGGTTGGTAAGCAGCAGACAATGCACCTTGTAGGAATGGATTAGTACCACGACCTTGGACTGTCTGAAGTTGTTGTTGCTGTGCAGCCTGAAGCAATGGAGAGCCTGCTGTAGCTCGTTGTTGAGCCATTTGCAGAGCTTGTGACGTAGCTTGAGATGGGTCTATATAAGTCTGACCTGGAAAGAATCCAGGGCCAGGTGCTTCATACAATTTCTGACCTTCTTTTAAACCATATTCAACATAAGGCTTTAAGAATGGATCAATACTTGTTGTTGTTGTACTTCCTCCGCCGCCACCGCCCATATCAGACCTCGCATATCCATTGTTTCGGACGGAATCCTAATTGAGCCGCCCTACGTTGCCATCCATTCCGATGACTTGAGAATGTTATAAATTTAGCATTAGCTTGACTAGCCAAGATTTTTATGTATTTTAAACCATTTTCGACTATTTGTTGGTTATTTTCTAACGTATAACCAGCCCAAACGTGCATAGTCGTACCCATCGGTTGCAATACAAAGAACCCTGCGTACCTATCATTATCAATACAAACCCAAACCATAGACTTGCCGTTAAACAAGTCTGTATATACATCTTCTACTATCCAATTCTCAGGACTTCTTGTTTTAATTTTATCCAAGCCTGGCCGCAATGATGGCCACCAAGCACGCAGTTGATCCGGCTGAATATACCTAAACTCCATCAACCCACCACAACATAACCATAAGTTCTCCCAGATACTGAATTTGCAGGATGAGATATAACAGCACTACCTTGTGATCTTGATAATATAAACGGATCAGTAAATGTGTCTGCCGTGTATCCATTTGAGGACACATGTTGTATTGTAGCAATAACAGAGGGCGTAGAAGGTCTTGTAGGGCTAGTTTGTGCAGGTAAATGTTGCATAGATACAGCAATATTAGATGCTCTCCAAACTATTTGTACGTAATCATTTTTAGCTAATGGCAAAAAGAAATTTAATGATGCGATCAAAGTTCCATCAATACCGCCATGTCTTTCATTAATAGAAAACTCACTATTAGATGCAAGAACATCTGTACCATTTTTTCTAAACCAAATACTTATATCTTGAATTTGGGAATCAGTATTAGTAAATTGTGAACTAAACTGGATATTGTAAAGTCCTGAATAATCAACAGTTATACGTGATCCACTTGTTACACTTGTTCCTAAAGCGTAATCAGTAGTACCTAGCAGCATTGGGTAAGCAGTAGTTGTGCTTACTATGCTTTGATCTGTATCATCCTGAAATGCTCCGTAAGGCGGATAAGCAGTAGCAGCAGCAACAGTCTCAGGCAGCAACAAGATAACGCTATCGTAGCCTATACGCTCATCATTAATTGTTGTGGTAGTAGCGCCACCAGTAGCCAAGGTAATGCGACCAGTGTTATTCGTCTTACCATCCATAGCGCCACGAAGAACCTCAGCAACCGCTCTCTGATCGCCTCCAAATGGCGGTAGTGTACGAAACTGTGTCATCTGCTACCCTGACCTTGAATGTCAACATTAACACCAACCAAGGTACTCCAATTCGAGCCAGTAGCAGTAGTCTTAACTCGATGATACCTACCAGCAGTACGCAAACTACATCTACCTTCAGAATCAGCAGCTACTGAATCTCCATAAGTTATATCACTAGATAACAACTCACGACTAGCAACAGCCACAGAGCCAGAACCATTATCTACAATAGGTCTAGCCAAAGTTATAACGCTACGACCAGCATCTATATCTCCACTGGATATAGCAGCAGTCTTGTTTGCACCGCCAAAGGTAATAATCTTAGTTCCAATAGTTCCAGCAAATAATAGTTGATTACCAACCCACTGAGGATCATCTAAAGATGCTGTTAGTGCGTCAATGCTGGTGCTATAGATGTCCAAATCCTCAAGAGATACTGAAGGAGTCAAGATAGATGCAACAGAAGCAGCCGTTGTCTCACAATATGTCCATTTGCTTAGGGCAATATTAAATATAGCCAGTCTATTTGTTGCTGACTGCGTTTTATAGCACCAGATTATTAATCTTTTGATAGGATCAACAGCAGACGATACAGATGCCCTTAAATAATTCCTTGCTGCGTCATTAAAGAACCATTTATCCATCTTTTCTTGGCTAATACTTGTGGATGATTGCCCATTGCAGACATAAAATCCATCATCAGCTAGGAAATATGTCAATCCGTTATATTGAGCAATAGAGCCAGGAGCAATACAGCCTAAACTACGGCTAATCGCATCGAACTGGAAGAAAAACGGTGATCCGGCATAGCTCATCCTGTAGATGGCACGCTCAAGGAACACCAAACCAAATTCACCACCAGAAATACCCATAATATCGCCACCATCAGCGATTACTTGTGAGTCTGATTGACTTGTAGCACTAGGAGTCCAGTTGGTTTCGTCATTAATATCTGACCAATAAACTGAATTCTCCTCTCCAACCTTATTAGCAGCTACTACAAAGTCTCGCACTACCGTTACATACTTAGCTTCAGGTGCAGCAGCAGCCAAATCTGCAAAGTAAGTGCCAGTATTTAACGTATATGCTTGTAGTTTATTAGATCCATTAGCAGCAATCATCTTGTTACCGAACTGCGTAGTATCCCAATACTCAATAGCACTGTATCCAGTAGTAGTAAGTGCAACTAAATTCCTGTTAGCAGGATTATATTTGTATAAGTTAGTAGCAGATGCGCCAAATAAGGTAGATGAAGTAGCGTATTTGCCTGCAAATGATATTAATAGTGCAGCATCAGCAGCATTAGATAGCTCAGATTCCGATTGAAATGGTGCATACCCATTAGATACAGCATAGCAATTCACCGCATCTGTTACAGCACCCGATACACCAGGCTGATCTGGTAACCACTCACCAAATAATATCTTTGTTGTAGCCATTATTGTTTAGTCCATGTATTTGTTGGTGATGTAACATTAGTCCAGATATTAGAAGGAGGATCAATATCAGTCCATGTGCTTGCGTCTGTTACTACATCTACCCATTCTTCACCAACAATGCTGCCATTAACACTCATTACTGTAGATGAATTTATAGCTGCATTACCAGCCCAATTAACCCTAGATTGAGCAGATATATTAGCCTCTGCATAAACAGCAGCATCACCGTTATAGATAACTCCACCATTACCAGTAAATACAGCAGTACCAATAATGTTAGCATTAGCATTATAAACAACACCACCAAGAACAGTAACTGTAGCCAGTGCAGTAATTGCAGCATCAGCAGTAAAAAGAATCCCGCCGATAGCAGTAACTGTAGCCGAACCATTTACTGAAGCATCACCAGTTCTAATACGTATAGAGCCAGAAGATACTGTGGCTATACCATTAATGCTTGCATCACCAAAAACAGGGATGCCAACAATTGAACCAAGTGAAGAATATGGTGCTTGAGAATAAGTGCTAAATCCAAACATTTAAATAACTACCCATCTAGCACCATCAGGAACAGTTACAGTTACTCCGTTGTTAACTGTAATTACTCCGGCACTCATAGCGTTATAGTTAGTTGGTAAAGTAATGGTTGTGGATACCGTATTGCTGTTTAAGAATAGTCCATTTGATGCAGCAAATTGAGCTTCATAAGCAGTGTTAATGCTATCCCCATACACACCTTTAGAAGCTGGATATGTGACAAATACATCTTTTGAATTAGAAGCAAATGTAATCTTTGCTGTAGTACCAGAGCTGTTAGACAAAACAGTATCACGAGATAATGTTGTGCCTGATGACGTATAAGTACCAATACCTACTTCCCACGTATTAGCAATGTTATCAACTATTGCATAGTACGTAGCATTACCATCACCAATATCAGCAAACGATCTAAATCCAGCACTTGCGCCAGCTAAGGTTAGCGTACCAGCACCAGCAGTTACAGATGTTTCCTTGATGCGATCAGCAACAACAAGTGCCATTATTAACTCCTTATGCCAAAGTTACGCTAAGGCTACCAATGGCTATTTTGAAAATATCACCAGATGCAATAGTTTTTGAAATATCTAATGGTGTGTGATAAAGCAGGTTGCCAGAAGTAGAAGCATCAAGCAGACCAATCCAGCCAACAGTGCCCCATGAACCAGTAGCCTGTGGAAACTCTACAGCAGCACTATTCAGCGACACGCCATCACTAGGTGCACCGAACGTAACCGATGTACGAGCATAAGAGCCACCAGAAACCTCAGTGCCAGTATTTGCATCTGTTGGATCTGTTGTGTAAAGACCGACATAAACAGTAGTTGGTGCAGTGTAACTAGTTGCCCGTAAAGTGCCGTTAATCAAGGCATTTTCTAGGTAGTTGGACATTTCGGCCATGATTTACCTCACGTTATAAGACATTGACATAGGCTGACCACTATACTCACTAGCCTGGTCAGCTACAGATATTGAATTTACAGCACGATCATATAATGCAGCCCATACTTGCAGACGAGCATCATTCATTAGATACGGTTCAGCCTCGCCTAAAGCCCCATAGAGCAGCGCATCAGGTGTGTTAGCTAGAAAGACATTGCTTGCGTTCGTATCGCTTAATACAGGCGGTTTTGCGTAGTACAACATCTGCAATACATAAGTAGAATCAGGTATCGGCGCGAACTGCATTACATCTGACAAAACAGTGTAGGAGTTAGGCACACCAGATTCAGCAGACCTTGTATTCCGATAGAAGCTATTAGGTGCTTCATAGGACAATGTACGTACAGGATTAGATACCACGTGAATATCACGCATCTCTAGAAAGTCTGATGGGATACCTACCGTAGATACGCCACCAGTAGTATTAGCTTGAGCTATTGTGAGCATCTGACGTATGCGAAGCTCACGTTGCAGCCGATACTCAGCCAATCGAATAAAGTCTGGTATGACAGAAGTAAGATCACTACGAGCCAAGTAGTTAGCTATCGTAGTCTTTAGTGAACTGTAACTGTCAAAAGCCATATTATTCCTCTAGTTGTTGGAAGTCATCCCAACTATATTCATACGTTCCGATGTGCTTGATGTGCATCGATAACTCATGATCTACCCATGTCTCAAAGCCATTATCTCCGGCTTTAACACAGAAGTGCACGTCCTCGCCGACTACACCAGTTGGCCCCCAACCCGCATCAAACCAAGGTTGCGATACCTTTTCAAACACTTCTTTGCGGATCATTACAGCACCGAATCCTACTGCCGTAACTTTATCCATTCCTTTCTTGCCACGAGAATCAACATTAGACCAGTGATGCCTAATGCCCTTTTCATCCTCGCTCTTTACCAGTAGCTTAGTAGTAGGCATGCAAGGCTTGCGTCTAGTTACCGCATTAACACCTACAATCCCAACATCTCTACTTAGCATAATATCAATTATATCTGGAGGGAATCGCATATCGCTATCTATAAATAGAACAGCATCGCATCCTTCTTCCAGTGCTACCTTAACTAACTTCTCACGCTGGTCAAATATCAGAGTGCCAGGCATTGTATAAAGGCTTAGACCACCTTTACCGTCTCTACACCGGACTGACGCATCGTGTGCAGCCATCCTTGCAAAGTCAAATGCGAACCCTGTATGAACCTCATCACGACACGGAATACAAACACCAACTCTCATACGTTACCCCTATAGATTTTTAAGACTGCCTGATCTGGATGATTCAACCATCTTTTGAACGCTGGTTCATCCACAATAGCAAACCCACGCATAATTCCCATCTTATTGAGTTCATCTACTGCCGTGAACGGTATAGATCCAATCAAATGTAAATCTTCTGTAGCGCCAGTTCTTGCCTTATCTACCTCTTGAAGTACCTTATTCCTTTCGAGAATGTCTGAGATGTCTTGGTTAGTCTCGATGATAATGCCGCCATCACCGTCCGAATGTATTTTCTGATGTCGAAAGTTTGTCATTAGTCTTTATAAAAAGCCCCCAACCGAAGTCAGGGGCTAGTTTCATTACAGTGAGAAGTCAAGATCGGCTACGATGCCGTGAGCTGCTTCATTCTTCACTTCCAGAGTTACTTCAGCCAGAATCTGAGTTTTCTCGCTGTCACCAGACTTGGCCAGTTCATTCGTCATGAATGGGCGCAAGAAAGCCATAGCAGCGTACTCAGGATCAAGGATCAGCATATCGCGTGCACGCATGAAACGATCAGGAACGATGGACAGTTGACCAAAGTCTGACTGATAGATGTCAGCAGCACCGATGATTACACCAGCTTCAGGCTTAGTGATCTGATAGCGATTAACTGCGATACCAGCAAAGGTAGAAACCTTCTGTTTACCAGCCGAACCAACAAACACGGCTTTAGGCATACCACCTTGATCAAAGATAGAAGCAATAACAGTTTTCATCAGTGCTTCAGTAGCTGTACGCTGTGTACCATCCGTACGTGTTGACGTACCAGATACTAAAGGAGCCGAACCACCACTACCTTGTGACGAGTTGGTCTTGATCCATGACAGCAGCGAACCCATCGTACGAGCAACAGTAGAAGTACCTGCAGACTTACCTTGGTTAGCAGTGATGATGGTCTCTAGGTCGCGCTTTAGCTCCTGCGAAGCTTTACTAAGTTGATAAGCTTTTTCAGATTTTCTGCCTGCCTTATTAACGCTATCCAGAGTACCGGATACTTGTACGGTTTTCTGAACGATCTGAGTGTAGTTACCTACGCGAGTCGTTGGAGCCAAGGTTGCGGAAGTTGCATCTGCACCCTCAACAGCAGCGTTAGCGGTAGTAGCAGCAGCCAGGCTGTCAGTCTGCCATTCATGGTAAACAGCAGTAGCTTTAGTCTTACCAATTGACGAGAAGATTGGGGTTTCGGTTGGAGAGATATTGTAGATAATATCTGACAAATCTTCACGTTGGCCAATGGCCGTAAAAGTTTGATATGTAGGCATGATTTAATTCCTATAAAAAGCGTTCAAAAGCGGCTGCGGCATCTGCAACCCTACCGGATTGTTTAGCTCTAGCCTTCAGTTTTTTCAGTTCATCACCATTGCTATCACGCGGCATAGTCACACCAGATTTCATTGTTCGTGGTGCATCATTTACCTTCTTTGTGATACCTGGCTTGGATGCTTGCAATTTATCAAACTGCATAGCCTTCCAAAGTGTTAGCACTGCCCGTGAATCGTAAACATTAGCTAACTCATCATCAGAGAATCCAGCCTG